CTTGGATTAAAATCTTTGTGATTCACCACTGGCAGTTTTAGCGGATTGGCGATGAAACTCTGGGCTACCAGCCTATGGACTAAAAACCTTTGCTCTTCCCCGTTAGAACACAAGGAGCATGTTTCATACCCTTTGTTGTTCTTCCATGTCTTCATCTGCCTTCTCATGCGCATACTCAGCAGCTTCCCGTAATTTGAGATAGAGTATAGTCCTTCGTAACCAGTAACAGGCCTGTATTCTTCCATGCATGTAATGTACACCACTGCGTTTGCGAAGTCAATCAGTCACCGCTTCTAGCATTTGTTTAGGATTCATAGGGCAGGCTTGTTAGTAAATAAGAGCCTTATATCCCTTTTGTCGAAAGCGTTGTTCACTCGTTTTTTCCAATCTTTCGCAAATACCTTTTGCCGCTTCCTATTCTCCAGCATCATCGTATGATTTTGATTTATGAGCTTCAGGGCTTCTTCGAGTGGTTCCATATTCAGTATTTAAAGTGTTCGTCTAGTTTGTATTTTTTCATGTGGTGTTAGTTATCCAAATGCCTTTGCGGATATTTGTGGAGGCTATGAACCTTTCTTTGTCCCCGCTTTTATTGACCGACACCGCTGCAAGGCGAGCAACCTGCCGACCTGTAATTATTTTGGAAGCCACGGAGCAGGATTTGAACCTGCACGGCAAGCTCTCCGAGCGTCCACGGGGAGTCGAACCCCATTTGCCTTCACCACACTTTCAGCCGCTAAGCCTATACGTGCAGCCGATGCGTCTACCTATTCCGCCATCCGTGACTATTGAATCATACATTGCCCTCCCCAATAGCACAAGGGGTAATTTTAAAGCTTAGCACGTATCACTTCACCTATTGCACAAGCAAGGCCGTACTCATATCCGCATAAATAATCATAACCATCCTCACCAGTTTTAAGCGCACGTCTTTCCTCAGTGGCTTTATTGGCTAGTTTGTGTAGGTTTTCGAGCAGGGTTTCTTTATTCATAGGTAGGTCTTAGAGTCCTTAAAGGTTTCACGTTGTTCTAAAATCTTCTTGAGCATGAGTGGTGAAGTACAAGCCGTTGAGTTCATAGCGTTCTTGATCTTCTTGTGCTCGTATCTTTTTAGGAGTTGAGCTACTTCTATTCTAGCAGAATCTTCAGGTGTAGAAAAGGTTTTATACCATCTAACTAGCTTCTTTGCTGTGCGTATTTGGTCGGGGGTGTAGGTCAAAGGTCTGTCGCTTTATGGGGAATTTTGCGTTTTGTCGCACCGCCAATTTTACCCGAACAGCTTAGACTACAGGTAAGCCTAGTCCTTGCATAATATGGCTTTAAGAATAAGGTTCTATCACAAACTTTGCAGTGCCATTCTACGCTTTCCCTTTTGACGGCATCGTATTTCCCTGAAATCCACCCTTCCCTCCTTTCGTTAGCGAGTTTCTCTTTAAGTTTATGCGCTTTTCGTTTTCCATGTAATTGTTCAAAAGTTTTACCACGGCTCCAAGATTCCTGGCCCTTTTTAAAGGGAACTCCCGAAGAGACTCCTTTCGGAAAGGCATACTGGCCTAAATTCTTCTTTGCCAGCTCTACATATGCGCCACTATCTGACATGAACTCCTTGTAGTGTTTTGCACATCTTTGTGGCGTAGGTTCGCCTGGACTCCGATAGCCTATTCTCCGTCCACATTCTATACACTTCGGCATTATCTCCTTCCAGTTCCCATTATATTCGGATACCTTGCGATAAGCCTGTAAGCACTCCCCTGCCACGCTGTCGCCTTTTGCATCATAGACATTCCCACAAGTCTTTCTGTTCAAGAAACGCTTCCACTGTTCCTGTATTCCCGTCGTTGGATTTGTTTTTCTTATAAGCGTCGCCTCGCAAATTATGCAGTTCCCTGCGTTTAGTCCATCCCATAGAGCGCTCCTATGTTTTGCCAGTCCCCTTGAGGGGTAAGCTTTCCTGGAGTAAGTCCTCATACGTTGTGGTTAAAGCCTCTATATCATACATTAGTACTAACGAGAAAACAAGGGGGAATTAAATGTTTCGAGTCATATTCTTTAAAACCCCGCACATGTAACGGAACTTATCATCAACTTCGATGTAGTCCTTCTCCCAAGCAATCTCCATAGCATCTATGATCATGTCTGGAGTGTAACTGTGACGCTCGATCAAAAGTTTTATCGACTTCAGTCCGTGCTCCGAAAGACCGGAATGTCCACCCGAAAGTCTGTTCCATTCGTCGTCAAAAATCTCCATCTTCTCGGCTTCTATCTTAGCGCGCTGTCTTTTGAAGTCATAATAGGCTAACAATTGCGACTTCTCTTCTTGAATTATGGCGAGTTCTTTCTTAAAGGATTTCTTACGTATTTTTTCAACGCTTGCGCTCTTCTTGGACTTGCCCCGATTACATGCGAAACAAGAAGTAATTAGGTTCATCTCGTCGTCTTCCCCTCCATCAAATCTGGAAATGATATGGTCAACTTCTAGAATAACATTAGGAGGTTTACTCCCGCAGTATTGACATGTAAATGAGTCACGTTCGAAGATTTTGTACCGTAGCTTAGTTTTCATAAAAGTGTTGCTTGTGAAATAACGATAGGCTCAAGCCCCTTACGCAATCTTTTCCTGAGCTTCACATACTTGATTTGCTCCGCCTCCCGTTCCTCAGGAAACATGATCGGTAAGTTACGCAAGACCGTGCTAGGAACCTCTTCTTGCTTCACGTTGTACCTAGAGAAACACTTCTGGCATAAACAGTAGATGTGGATGTTTCCATCTGAGAACACACAAGATGAGTACTTTAAGTCAGAGGTTTTACAGTACCGACACAGTGGAGTTAAGCTCTCAAACATAAGGTGAGGAGTTAAGTTGCTCAGGCACACTCCGCCCATAGGCTAGACAACTTATTTTTAAGTTTAGCAAGGGGGATGAAACTGTAGTTTAGTCGAAGGTTGCTCGTGGCATTAATACGTTGGTCAGAGGGGCCCAGGTGCGTCTTTACCCCCTAGCAGTGCAATACTTTTAATCATGTTCAGCTCTCCATCCGTCCATCTAAAAACTAATGGCATAGATCGAGCAACGCTTTTATTTGGTGAGTCTTTACGACATGAAGCCCGTTACGGCTACACCCAAACATGATGATGCGCTTACTTCCCAACGCCTCCGCTCCAATTAAGGAAACGCGAACGGCGGTATCTTTTGTTGATCTGGGTACTACAGTGTGAATGTGCGGAACGGCGTAAAAAAACGCCTCTTGCCCAGAAAACAAGAAGTTGGTATACTTTGCTTGTTTTTTCTGATGCACCTCTATATTAGAGGAAGAAAAACCTTACGTCAACTCCACATACGGGGTTCACCAACAGGCTACGCTAGAAATAGTTTGGCCTCTTGATGATTCCCTTGAACCACGTCCTTAGTTTAGGTAGAATAGAAGGGCAAATTAGGTGCCTAGCCTAACGAACATGCGCCTACCAAGCCTTCCGAAAGGTTGTTTTGGTGGATTCTATTGACTCCAAGGCTCTTTTATCATACGCTAGAGGTATAACTAATTTGAATGACGCTAACCGACCAACAGCTCGAAGAGATAGGAGCGACTCTGCACAGGGTTTGTGCTGGGCTTTCTGAATCATCGGGAGGGATTCCCTTTCTAGTCACTTGGGGCTGTCAAAACGGAGAAGAAACTGTTGAGGGATTTTCAAAGACTCCAAACTTAGAGTGGGACGCTGCATGTAAAATCTTAGTAGGCAGTACGCAGTTCGTTTCACAGTCATTTAACTGAACTCTTTTATGAGAAAAGCTGATTGCGGATGTGTGACTCATGCAACCCTTAATGAGGTTCTTGCCTCGAATGAAAGGCTAGAGTGCGAATTGCACAGAAAGAAGCTAATTAAGGACGATAGGACGTTCGTGCCAAACATGATTTATTTCACTTAAACTTAAAAATGAACGAAGCACTACTTGAGGCCGTAAAAGGTCTAAACAGAGAGAAGGAAATCCTAACGATAGCGTTGAGCATGAAGTACACGCCAACTCTAGCCTCTAGACTTAATGAAATTGATTCCACAATATCAAAACTACTTCAAGATAACTTCTATAGAGGTGCTTCAGCGAAAACTCCGAGCGACAAAATAACAGAGGAGATGCTAATGGCAGCTAAGAACTTTGACCCAAAAACTGTAATCTAACAAATCTAAATGAAAACAACCTTCACCGAACTACGTTTCGCTAAGACCGATAAAATCAAAGACATGCTAAAGGATGGCACTCTTGAAGTCACTAACAGGGCTTATGGTAAAGATAAAGCTTTCTCAGTCATCCTAGATTCAGCAGACTCAGCTCCAGAAGGGTCTAAAACTATCTGTGCTGGGAAACTTAGAACACTCCCACTTAAGAAGCTCAGAGGATACTACGTTACGAGTGGAACTTATCCCTATAATCAGGAGGCGGAAGTATTCGCTAGGTTCTCTTAATAAATATCAGGGGTTGGCGTAATTGGTAACCGCACCTCCAAAAGCCCATTAGGAAGCTAGTGAGTTTCTGGGGAGGCGGTGGGAAATATCCGGGAATACCCACCATTTCTAGGTTCGAGTCCTAGACCCCTGACCAACTTGAAATTTCCCCTTGCATTAGGTCTAGTCCCCATGTATGATGAAGTTACTTTAACCAAGTACATCATGGCTCAACTTACGGCCAAACTAATCACCGACCTTCTTCCCGAAGCTCAAAAGGAAGATGCGGAGAAGTTTGCAGCTCACTGCATCGATCAGCAAAACGCCAAAAAGAAAGACGGCACAAGGCGCAATCCTTGGATGGACTACAAAACGCCACAACAACTTGCCGATCTTTTCAATCGTGTTGCGAAAGAAGGACTGGTTTTCGATGGCAAGCATATTACCCTCCAAAGCACAGGTATCAGCTATGATTACATTGCATACAAAAACAAGATGCTCATCGCATATCCTGAAAGCCAAGTAGACGTCAGCCTTGTGTACGACGGTGATGAGTTTATGGTCAATAAGGACAGCGGCGAAGTAAAGTATGAGCACGTTATCCGGAACCCATTCGCACAGGACGAAAAAGGCGTGATCGGTGGATATTGTGTAATCAAGAATAAACGTGGTGAGTTTCTGACGCTTCTAAGTAAGGAAGACATAGCAAAGCACCGTGCAGTTTCTAGGGATGATTTTCTATGGAAGCAATGGTTTAAGGAGATGGCACTTAAAACAGTCATAAAGAAAGCCTGCAAAGTCCACTTTGACGACATTTATTCGGGCATTGAGGAAATGGATAATGAAAATAACGATTTAAACAACCCTCTGACGCTTGATTTAAAATGGAAGGGGGAAATAGACGAAATCGACAACATCGAGGCTCTAAGGGCGTATTATGCGAAGAATAGAGGCCGTGGGAAGGACTTTGACGTATACATAGCTGCAAAACGTAATACTTTACTCGCTAACGCACCCACAAAATGAAAATCCATAAGGACATAATCCAAGGCACACCTGAGTGGCACGCTATCCGCAAAGGCAAGCTCACAGCCTCACACGCTCAAGAAATTGGCAACTGTGGCAAAGGGCTTGATACTTACATCATGGAAGTTCTAGCCGGCGAGTATTCCAGCGGAGAAGTTGAGTTCTATAAAAACAAAGACATGGATAGGGGCACGGAGCTTGAGCCATCTGCTAGAGCAATTTATGAGTTAGAGAATAACGTGGTGATTGAGCAAGTAGGGTTCGTGGAACATAGCGACTTGATCGGGTGCTCCCCTGATGGACTGGAAGGCGAAGATACAGGTATTGAAGTCAAATGTCACAATGATGTGGTTCACTTCAAAATGATCTTGAATGGAGCTGATGAGATCGAGAGTAAATACTTATGGCAAATCCAAATGAATCTCCTAATTACTGGTCGGAAGTTATGGAGATATCTAGCCTATAACCCTAATTTTGAGAAGAGCTTGCTTGTGTTTGATATTTTACCAGACACGGAGAAACAGGCTAAACTCCTCGAGGGCTTCAAGATTGCAGAGGCGAAAATCAAGGCAATCAAGGCCAAACTCTAATGGAAGAAATGATTAATCAATTAACCTTTTAAACACTTTATTTATGTCAAAAGTTACTCCCGATTCCATTGTAATAGATGGAGTCACATACGTTCCAGAGTCTAAAGCCAAAGAGAAGGCCGAATCCTTCAAAGACTTAAAATATTGCATAGTCCGTTCCGTAGGCTCAGGAGCTTGGGCTGGATATGTGAAAAGCAAGAAAGAAGGGAATGTAGTTATGCTCAAAGCGCGACGAATCTGGTATTGGGATGGCGCAGCTTCATTGTCTCAACTAGCCATTAACGGTACTTCCAAACCCTCTACATGCAAGTTCCCAGTTGAGGTGGCAGAAGTAGAAATTGACCAAGTTGTTGAAGTAATCCCAGCGACTAAGGAGGCTCAAGAATCCATTAACTCTGTGGCCATTTGGTCAGCATAAAAATATGCGTTCGTTTATATCAAGGGCGAAGATACTGCAAGACATGTGACAATTCAAGATATGACAAGGCCACTCACCAGCGACTCCTACTATCTAACTATACTATATGGCAAGCATAATTAACTCTGGCTATGGCTCTGGCTCTGGCTATGGCTCTGGCTCTGGCGATGGCTCTGGCTCTGGCTCTGGCTATGGCTCTGGCTCTGGCGATGGCGATGGCTCTGGCTATGGCTATGGCTCTGGCTATGGCTCTGGCTCTGGCGATGGCTCTGGCTCTGGCTCTGGCTATGGCTCTGGCTCTGGCGATGGCTATGGCTCTGGCTATGGCTATGGCTCTGGCTATGGCTCTGGCTATGGCGGAATCCTTTAGAACTTAACTAAACCCTATGTTCCACACCAACCTAGTCCGTTACATGAGAATCAAAGAGAAGACCCCACGGGACTTCTACAATAACAAAGACCCACGTTTAAATATCTCAAAAAGTCAGTTCTTCAAGCTAAGACGAGGTGAGGATTACCCTCAGATTGAAACCATTCTAAAGATGGCTAAAGTATTGGGAATTGACGCTAATGAGTTGACTAAGCATGATGCTGAAGAGGAAGGTGCTAAGCTTTACAAAGAGGCGGCAAGAAAGAGCACTCAAACGTCATACGACGCAAAGGAACAACTTGAGGACTTTGAGTCTGTACTCGACTGTATCATTGACTACCAAGATGACCGTGAACGAAGAGAAAGAATCAAGTTTGCTGTAATCTGTGTTTGTGGATTCATCGCTGTTAGTGCTTGGTTCGCTATGTTATTCGTAGCCCTTCAATCATGAGTCACACACAGAAAACTAAAAGCTTTTACCAAGAACAAAAGAAAAAGTATCTAGAAAAGCATCCAGAAATGGAGACTTATTATGACGATAAGCCGATAACTGTTTTCTCTGGAGAAAGGCAGCCTAAGAAATCCAAACTAGTGTGGAACAAGCCTAAAGCGCCACGACTAACGAAACCATGCGCACAATGTGGTGAAACAATCGAAAAGCCACTCAGAGAAGGAGCTAGGAGTTGGGAGCAAAGAAAGTTCTGTTCGCCGACATGTAAAAGACTAAAACATGAAACAATGTCTAGTTTGTCCAAATCTAATTAGAAACAGCAATTATATCCTATACTGCTATGAGCACAAAACACCAGGAAGCCGAAAAGCAAAGGACAGGGCTCCAGAACAAAGCCTTGCACAAGGGCCTTGGTATGGTTTCCGACCAGCTTATAGAAAAAGGGCTAAGTGTTGAATACATGATGTCCCTAGGAGTAGAATTAGCGTGGACACCTAAGCTTGTCAAAGATTGGTTTAGGCTTATCGGAGAGAAGCTTTACGGAAGAACTTCCACCGCTGACCTGACGACTAAGGAACTCCAAGACGTTTGGGAGCACATGAATAGAACTCTAGCTATCCCTGGAATCCACGTTCCCTTCCCATCAATAGAGGAAAGGATGCTAAGAGATTTTAACCCTGAAGAATATGGTTACTAAGCCCAAATGCGAGAACTGTAGGTGTATTTTGCCAAAGCATCAATGGTGGTGTGGGCGCAAAATATTTGCAGGGCCTTCTTGCGAAGAGATACAGAAATATCTTAAAGAGAAGTATAATTTAGGCACTTTCAATCTAAGTTTACCCTTTCACTACATGCCAAAAGATGAAGACTAAAATAATCTACAAGAAACGCCCGAAGACAATAGCGCAGCTTAAAAAAGACCTAACTAAGGTCTTCAATGCTTACATTCGTGCTAGAGACTCTCAGGACGGATATTTCACATGTATCTCTAGTGGGAAAGTCCTTCCAGTTTCTCAAATGCACGCTGGGCACTTTATCCCTTCAACTTATTCAGCGGTACGCTTTGATGAAGATAATGTCCACGGCCAGTCAAACGGAGACAATTTATTCAAGCGTGGCAATTTAACCGAGTATAGACCTAGGCTTGTAGCGAAAATCGGCAGGGAACGTGTAGAGGCTTTAGAAGCTCGAAGGCATGATCTATGGAAGCCCAGCCGTGAAGAGTTGGAAGAGTTGATAGCTAAATATACGGCTCTTGTAAGTTAGGTTAATGTATGATATAGTTATGTGATGCGTTGGTCGAACCATCATCCATCCATAACAAAAACATATGCACCCTTACACTCAACTTATCATGGCCGTCACTCTAATCGAAATAATCACGGTCGGAGTCGCAGTCTTTATTTACAACCTCTTTTAATATGAAAACCAAAAACACACTTAGAATCGCTTTACCAATTATTCTTGCCGTCCTGATGGTCATGGCGATGTTCGGAAACTTTCTCCCCACTCCTACGCCAAAACAAGACCCATCAGTATTTGAGTACAGTGACAAGACACAAATGTACTCCTCGCTTTACGATATGGCTCAAGGTGAATGGAAAACTTCAGCGTCAGAGCTCGAAATCGCTAAACTAGCCTATGATTTAGCCATCCAAACCGAAAAGGCGAAGAAGGAGGCGTTCTGTTTAAATTGGTTCCTATTGGCTCAAGCCAAGTGGTCAGATACACCCTCGTATAT